AAGATTTAATACCGTTAGTAAATCAACCAGACTTTGATGAACTATTATTAATATACCTGAATACAAAGAAAGAAGACGCTTATCGTATCCTAGAACAAAGTGATGATGATATAGAAATATACAGAGCGCAAGGACAACTTCACATACTTAAACGTATGGAGAGTATGCGACTAGAGATACAGACAACTGCTAAAGGTAGCTAAAAATTTTGTTTTAGTTCCTCTGTTGTTTGTGTTTTTTACAATTGGAGAAATTAGTATGGCTTCAGAAAAAGAAGATCAAGTAATACAAAATATATTAGCTATGATTGCTAAAGCAGAGGGAACAACTAAAAGAGGAGGTAATCCCTATGATGCAATAGTAGGTTTTGGAATATTTCTTAAACCTGGTCAACCTGATCCTGTAAGAGGTACACCTACAGCAAATAAACCTGTAAGTAAAATGACCTTTAAAGAAGTTAAAGAATTTGGTAGAGCATTAGTTAACGCTACTAAAGGAAAAAATAAAGATGACAAGTATAAAATAGGTAATGATGCAAGTGGTTCATCAGCAGTTGGTAAGTATCAAATGCTATCTAATTATTTTAATACAGATGGAGATGGAGTTGTAGGAAACTTACAAAAGAAATTACGTGCTAGAGGAGTAAAAGGCTTTAAAGATACAGACATATTTAATGAAAGAGCGCAAGATTTATTAGCAATTGAGTTATTAAAAGAAAAGGATAACAAGTTAGATGGTCAAAAAATATTAACAAATTATATTAATAATCCAAATAAACAAACAATTGCCAAACTTATGGAAAAGATAGCTTCAAAATGGCAAGGTGTGCCAACAGCTAAACCAGGTAGAAAAAACTTTCAGAAACGTGAAATAAATTATGCTCAAGCTTTAGACATGATTAGATTACCAGAAAGTCAGTATGAATTTGCTGGTGCTGATGAAAGAGGATTAGCAACAACCAAGAATGAACCACCTTTTAGAGATATGGATGATACAGAAAGAATGCTTGCTGATGAAGAAAACCAAAGATCATTATTGGTATCACCACCTCAAACAAGTATGAGAAATGTAGGATCAAAAGAAGAAGAGGAACGAGAAAATAGAATAGCTAGAAATCAAATGGAGCGAGGTCTAGAAACAGCTTTAGAAAGCAATAAAAGAATGAAGAAAATCTTAATGGAGCAAAGATTGGATTCTGTTGTAGATAGAATGCGTTCTGCATTTAAAGAAAAAGAAGTACAAAAAGTTATTAAAGATTTTCAATCAACTAAAGGGCTACTGAAAGCACTAGGTCCAAGTGACGGTTCAACTGTATCACAAATAGAAAAGTTAGCTAAAAGCAAATCTTTTGTAAAAGATGTAGATAAATTACCAGATCGTTCTGTAATAAAAATGTTTTACCAGCTTGGTGACATGATAAAAGATTTTTTAACTCCCGAAACTTTTAAAAGAGCAGGTTCAAAAGTTAGTCTTAATGTTATTAGTAAAGCTCAGGCATCTGACAAATTTAATATAGATCAACTTAAAACTACAAATGAAAAATTTCAAGACCTTATATCTAGAATGGCTCCAGCAACGGATACGTCTGACATTGGAGTAAGTGGTAAGCCAGATACCATTCTTTCAGAAGAAGCAGGAAGTCCTGATATGATTGGAGATACTAGTGACGTAAAGGCTCCACTTGTATCATATGGTGGTGATAAGATTGGTACAGCACCAGAACTTCAGCCTACGGACATAAATAATACTGAAAAAACTAAAAACACATTTAATCCAGAGGAACTAGCATTATTAGAAGGTATGTCTGAAACTATTAAACCTCCTGCTGGATCATCTCCTGATCTTAGTAGAAATAGAGAACCTCAAGAAAGATCTCAGATGACCACACCTCGTCCTACAGATGATGATTTTGAGTTTCCAGAAGGAGATAATTTTACACCTAATTATGCTATCGTAGACGGTACTCCTATGGAGGATGCTAATGAGTTAGGTTATGGTAGCACTTTAAAAAGATTAGACAGTAATATAGATCGTCTGAGAGAAAGATCTGAAACTGGAGATATGTTTGCCGATGAACCAATGCCTATGGGAGGTGAAGCAGATCCTAAAGTAGATGAACCAGATGATCCTACAGATCTTAGTTTCTTCCAGAGATTATTTTCAGGTGGGTTTGATTTTGATACAGGAAGAGATTCTGAATCAGAACTAAATATCGGTGCAGATTATTTCTATGATGAGCCTATGCCTATGGGAGGTGAAGCTGATCCTAGAGATGAGAGTGATGATGTAATAATGAATTTTAATGAGGGTGGTGAAGTTAAAGCAGACTTTGATGGTAAAGATGATGAAGAAGAACCAGCAGATCCACCACCATTAGCTAAACCTAAAGAAGTAGCAGATGACATACCTGCACTCTTGTCAGAAGGAGAATATGTACTACCTGCTAATGTAGTAAGATATCTAGGCGTAGAGCGCATCATAGATATGCATCGTAGAGTTCTAGCTGAGATACAGCAGATGGAAGATCTAGGCATGATCCAGAATGTAGATGAAAATGGTGAGCCTGAACAAGACGATACTGAGATGAAGTTTGCTGAAGGAGAAGAACCAGAAGAAGGTGTAACCAAAGGCACTATTATTATTGCATCAGCTAAACCAAAAGGTATGATGTGTCCAGAGCCATTAAGGTTTGCCCCTGGTGGTATTGGAACAAATGATAATGACACAGGAGCAGGAGATGTAGAAGATCCTGATACTCCTCCAGATGCAGGTCAAGATGATGAAGGAGATGAAGAAGGAGCCGATCCTGGTATACAAGATTTTGGAGGATTTGCAGGACCAGGAGAACTTGGATTTGAAGGTAGACAAGAAAAAGGTGGATTAACTGATACTGAAAAAGCAGGTATGCCTGATACTGAAAAAGCAGCGTTAGGATTAGATGAAGATGCTTCAAGAACTGAATTAGCATTTGCTAAGATTAAAAACCCAAACATAGTAGAAAGAATTGCATTTGGTTTGTATGGTCTTGCAAAAGGCCTTGGTGTTCCTGGCATAGATAATGATCCTAAAGATAGAGAAAAAGCAGAAGCAGAAGCAAGTAAACCTGGTGATTCAGATTTGACAGATGATATAGACTTTAAAGATCCTGAAGAAATAACAGATGATGAAATAAAAGTAGATCAGGTAATAGAGGATTTACGAACAAAGAATGTATACATTGAGGGAGTAGGTTATATCCCTCTTGCAAGTTTAATGTCACCCAGAGATGATATAGTAGTGTGACATTAGTATTGGCTACCTACTACCCTTCTCGCGGTGAGAAGCTACTAGTAGCCCCATAAGAAGAAAGTAAATAAAATGGAAGCAGTACAACAAGAAGTAAAAAATGCACCTATACGTTATAGTAAGAAAAGCATTGAAGATGAAGAAAGAGAAATTGAAGAACTAGAAGCTCAAAGATCTGGTCAAGAAGAAGAAGAATCAGATGAGAATCTAGGTGCTGAAGAGAAAACCTTTAAGAAAAGGTATGGTGATCTAAGAAGACACACTCAACAGCTACAAGAACAACATACAAATGATATAAGAAAGCTACAAGAACAGATTGAGAGCTTAACTAAGAAACAGGTAAAGCTACCAAAGTCTGATGAAGAATTAGAAGAGTGGTCTGAAAAGTATCCAGACGTTGCAAAGATAGTAGAAACTATTGCTACAAAGAAAGCACTAGAAGCTAGAGAGGATGTAGAGAGGCGACTTAAATACGTAGATGAACTACAAACTAAGGTTACTCTAGAAAAAGCTGAAGCTGAACTAGAGAAGTTACATCCAGACTTTGCAGAGATAAGGGCTGATGAAGCATTCCATCAATGGGTTGCAGATCAACCTAAGTGGATACAGTCAGCACTCTATGAAAATGACAATGACCCTAGAGCTGCAGCTAAAGCTATAGATCTGTATAAACTAGAAACAAAACAGACTAAGCCTAAGACTAATACAAAAGATGCAGCCAAGTCAGTAAAGAGATCATCCAGAGCAGAAGAACCCAAAACTCAAGATCGTAATGTATGGTCTGAGTCGCGTGTTAAGAGTCTTACTGCTAAAGAATGGGATAGATATGAAGAAGCTATCTCAGAATCAGTTGCAAATGGTACATTTGTTTATGATTTAACTGGAGCTGCAAGATAAAAAAAGTCTTGACAAATTAATTAAAATGTGATATACTTTGTCACATTAATAAAAACTTAGCTTTTATGGCTAGTTTTTCGGAGCCTCTTAATAATAAGACTACCTCCTGTTTATGCTAACTGAAGAAGTTTCAACTACCTACTATCAATAGGCCAGGATTATCCTACACCCTAGAGATGTAGCCTTGAATTGTCAATAGTTGGCTCGTTTCGATAATAGCCGAAAGGAGATGACCAATGGCTTTTAAGACTGCTGCTGGTTACGGAAATCTACCTAATGGTAACTTCTCACCTGTTATTTACAGTAAGAAGGTACAGTCAGCTTTCCGTAAAACTAGTATCGTAGAGGATATTACCAACAGTGATTACTTTGGTGAGATCGCTAATTTTGGTGATACAGTACGTATCATTAAAGAACCTGAAATTACGGTTCAAGAATATGCAAGGGGTACGCAAGTAACTCCTCAAGACCTAACTGACGATGACTTCACACTTGTTGTCGATAAAGCTAACTACTTTGCTTTTAAGATCGATGACATTGAAGAAGCACATTCTCACGTAAACTTTGAATCAATGGCAAGTGATCGTGCAGGATATCGTCTAAAAGACCAATTTGACCAAGAAGTGCTAGGTTACTTATCTGGTTTCAAACAATCTGCATTGAGTACTGTTGCAGATACAGCTAACGATGTTAAGTCTGGAACTGATCCTGTAGCTGCTGGTTCAGATGGTTTACTATCTAGCATGGAACTTACTCATGGGGATTTCGCATCAGGTGGTACTGCTGCTAACTCAATCGCCATGTCTGCATCCAATGCTTCTGCTGTTGCTACACCATTAGCAATACTTAATCGTATGTCTAGACTTCTAGACCAACAAAACGTAGACCGTGATGGTCGATGGGTTGTTGTAGATCCAGTATTCGCAGAAGAGTTGAATGATGAAAACAGTAAGCTTCTAAACAATGATTTTGCTGGTGGACAAAATGCTGGTGACATTCTAAGGAATGGTCGAGTAATTTCTGGCTTAATCAGAGGTTTTAGAGTTTATATGTCCAACAACCTTCCTTCCATAGGAACAGGTTCATCAACAATCGCAACTGGTGGTTCTCAATCTAACTTTGGTGTGGTTGTTGCAGGACACGACTCTGCTGTTGCTACAGCTTCTCAAGTAGAGAAGGTAGAAACCTATCGTGACAATGACAGCTTTGCTGACATAGTTCGCGGTATGCACTTGTATGGTCGCAAGATTCTTCGTCCTGAAGCTCTTGTTCGCGCCAAATACAACTTGTACTCGTAAGGGAGAATAGATCATGGCTACTTTTGATATGACATCTTCCGCTACAGGAGGCGTAAATGCTGACTCGATTGCAGCTCATAACTCTTCTGAGAAGATCGCGTACAGCATGGAAGCAGTACTAGACATTGCTTCGATTACAGGATACTCCTGCACTAACGGAGACATCTTTCAGTTGTTAGAAATTCCTGCAAACAGCGTAATACTTTCTGCTGGTTGTGAAATTCTAACTGCTTTTAATGGAACCTCACCAACTATTGATGTTGGTACAAATGCAGGTGATACTATAATTGATGGTGGTGATGCAGCAACTGTTGCTTATCCAGCAAAAGGTACTAATGGTGCTACATTAGGAACTTTTTCAGCTTTAGTAACAACTGCTGATACAATCGATGTTAAACTAATTGCATCATCTAATGATGTTACAAGTGGTAAACTTCGTGTATGGGCAGTAGTAGCTGATATTGCTGATAAGAGCGCAGCGGCAACTTCTGCAGCTAGGGATGCTTTAGCTTAATAGATTTTGGGGTGGTTCATATTTGGACTGCCCCATTTTCTCTCTTTTGGATTTAAAATGGCAACTACATTTCTTACATTAACTAATGATACCTTGAGAAGATTAAATGAAGTCGAACTAACTGTTACTGACTTTCCTAATGCTACAGGGTTTAGAGCGCAAGCTAAAGATGCTATTAATGCGTCATTGCAAGAAATATCTCAAAAAGAATTTGAGTTTCCTTTTAATTTTCAAAACGGCTCTTTAACTTTAGCTTCAGGTACAGCAGAGTATACTTTAGCTAATGATTTTAAAGTTGCTGATTGGGATTCGTTTAGAATCAATCACGATGCTGGTAATAACATTTCAGCTAGAAAACTAAGACTAATTAATTACGATACATTTTTAAAGAGATTTTTTGAAAGAGATTCTGAAGCAGGTACAGGTGATTTTGATCAACCTATCTATGTATATAGGACGCTAGATAACAAAGCAGGTTTTACTCCTATACCTGATAAGACATACAGCATAAGTTATAATTACTTTGCATATGCCAGTGAATTAGTTAACCCTACAGATGCTATGACTGTTCCTGATGCGTTTAAACACGTAGTAATAGATGGAGCGTTATATCATTGTTATATGTTTAGAGATAATGCTCAACAGTCTGCTATAGCAAAGAACAAGTTTGAAGAAGGTATAGATCGTATGCGTACCTTACTTATTAATAGATTTATAGACGTTAGAGATACCAGAGTAAGCAGACTAATAAATGTACCTCATGGTAATGCATAATGGTGGACTCATTAAAGGATGTAACAGTCTTATCTAGAGGTGGGCTGTTTACAAATGAAGATGTTCTATCCTTGGCAGCCACAAATCCAGGTTCTGCAATACGTATGCTTAACATGGAGATATCTCAGTTTGGTGGATACAGAAGAGTAAATGGATTTGTACCGTTTGATTCTAATCATCCTTCTCTACCAGGCAAAGGTCCAGTACTAGGTGTTTTTATATTAAAAGATATTGTATATGGAGCTAGAAGAAACTCTGCTGATTCTACTCCAACATTAGGTTCAAACCCTATAACAACTACGTCAGGTAGTGCAACTATATCGGTAGCTCATACATCACATGGGTTAATAGTTGGGAACTTTGTAACTTTTACAGGTGCTACAGATGTAGGAGGGTTATCGTTAAATAACGTGGAGATGGAAGTTACTGGTGTTCCAAATCCAAACACATACGAACTTAGAGTTGCAACTACAGCTTCTTCTTCAGCAACAGGTGGTGGTAGCTCAGTAGTAGGTGCTTACAGTATAAATTATACTATATACAAGTATCAGACAAGTGGTTGGTTAGCGTTATCTGTAGTAGACTCAACTGGTTCAGCAACTACGTTAAATAATGCTACAGTAAAAAAATTAAGAACAACAACCCATACCTTTGCTGGTGTAGAAGAAGTTAGTATAGTAGATGGAAAAAATTTACCATCAACATATACTGGAACAGGAAATGTAACATTAGTTGAAGTAGGAACACAATCTACTGCTACTGCTTCGGTAACAACAGATTTTAGAAATAGACAATTTTATGCAGGTTTTTCTGCTAACCCTGATAAAGTAATTTTTGCTGATGCAAATAGCGCAAAAACATTTACTGCAAGTAATGCAGGAACTTTTTCGGTCGGATTTAATATAACAGGCATGGCTAAGTTTAGAGATGGTCTGTTTATATTTGGAAAAGATAGAATAAAAAAAGTTGTAGCAGATCCTACTCTTGTATTTGCTCAACAGGAAGTAACAAATAATATTGGCTGTATAGCCACAGATAGTATAATAGAGTTAGGTGGTGACGTATTATTTCTAGCATCAGATGGTATACGTCCTATTCAAGGTACAGCTAGGATTGGTGATATTGAGCTTGAGACTGTTTCTAAACCAGTGCAACAATTATTGCAATCACTACCAGATACGCACGACTTAGAAAATATGTCTTCAGTAGTTATTAGAAACAAATCTCAGTTTAGATATTTCTTTCCTAAGACTACTACAGCACAAGCAGATACACCAGGAATAATAGGTGGACTACGGTTTGCAGATAGAAGAGTTGGTTGGGAGTTTGGTGAGTTATTAGGTATACGTTCATTTGTAGCTACCAGTGGTTTAGTAAATGACGTAGAAATGATACTACACGGTGATTTGAATGGTGAGATCTTTAGGCAGGAAGTTGGGAGTACTTTTAATGGTGGGGATGTTACGGCTGTTTATGCATCACCCTTTTTATATTTCGACTCTACCGAAAGACGCAAAATATATCAGCATATATCGTTGTTCACTAGACCAGAAGGAACAGCTACAATTAACTTAGGTATCGCATACAATTGGGATGATCCTAATACGCCAGACCCAACTACGTATTCGCTAACTACAGCAGGTGCTTTGGCAAGATATACGACTACAGCAAGCACATATGATGCTTCATTTACGTTTGATGGTTCGTCTAGTCCAGTTCTAGAAACCAATATTCAAGGATCAGGGAGAGCAATATCATTAGTAATAACATCTACAGGAACCCAAGCTCCCTACAGTATCAGTGGGTTCTCGATTACTTATCAAGATGCAGGATATAGATAATGGCAGGATATACCAGACAATCAGCAGCTCAGATAATTAGTGGTGAGGTTATTTCAGCATCACCTATTAATGCAGAGTACAACCAATTACTAGCCGCATTTAATAGTTCTACAGGTCATAAACATGATGGTACTGCTGCTGAAGGACCACCTATAACTTTAATAGCAGATGCTGATCTAAAAAACAAAATAGTAATAGATACAAGTAACAATGAGCTAGAATTTTATGTCGAGCAAGGTGGTGTTGCTGAACAACAATTATCCATAAAGCATGAGATAATAGAGCCTACTACTAATAATAATATAGACTTAGGTAGTTCAACTAAGGTATTTAGAAACGCATATGTTAATGCGATAAATGTAGGAGCAACTGGTGGTACTTTTGCAAGCGTAGATATTAATGGCGGTACTATAGATGGTACAGTTATAGGTAGCACTACTCCAGCAAATATAACAGGTGCTACTGTAACAGCAAATCAGTTTTCTGGCCCACTATCAGGGGCCGTAACTGGGAATGTTAATGGAGCCGTAACTGGTACTTTAAGTGGTTCTGTTACTGATACTACTCAAAGCGAGTTTAATGACGTTATTATTAATGGTAGCTTAAATATGAATGCTGGTACAACAGCTACTGTTACTGGACTTAGCGCACCATCACAAGGTACTGATGCTGCAACAAAAGCCTATGTTGATGCAG